CGGATAGTGCTGGGAATCAGCTCCGTGGTTTATGTCATTACGTGGGAGACAAATCCTACACAGACCTGGTGGTTAATGGGGATCAACATTCACGGAATGCTGCTGTTCTTGGTTGTAATAGGAGTGTGGCTAAGTCTTTTCTATACGCTATTCTCTTTGGTGCAGGTGATGCTAAGCTTGGTCAAACACTTACTGGAGTTAGCAGTGCGCCTAAAGGTAAAGAGGCTAGGCAAAAGTTCATGGCAAATCTACCTGGATTTGAACAGCTAGTTAATAAACTACGTGGAGTATTTAATCAGTATGGTTGTATACCAGGACTAGATGGTCGTAAGATTTTTGCTAGATCTGATTACCAAGTACTTAATTATCTATTACAAACTACCGAAGGTATTACTTGTAAAGCAGCTTTGAGTTATGCTATGAATAAAATTAAAGAGGAAAAGCTTGATGCTTATCCTGCTATATTCTATCATGACGAGCAAGCATGGATTGCTAGTGATAAAGACTCTCATAGAGTCGGCGAGATACTACAAGAGTCTTTTCGTGAAGCACCTAAATGGTTTGGTGTGGAATGCATGGATGGTGGTGATTATGTAATAGGCAACTCATATGCGGAGGTACACTAATGAACACATGGGTAGAAGCGTATTATAATCTACACAAGAAAACCTTTTCAGTAAGACATGCAGGTAGAGTATGGTTTCATACTAATGTATTAACATTACGTAACTGTAAGTTTGCAGTACAACCTGCTGGTCGAGCAAAGGTTATTAATGAAAAGAAAAAGAACGTACATGCTTTTGTAAGAGGCTTCTTTGTTAGAGGTGATGATCATACTAACCATAGAATGCTTCATGCTTCACAAGCTATGTATAACCCATATTTCTTTTCTACATTTGTAGATGTAGATACTGGTGATGCAGTACACGAAGCTGATATGGTATACTTAAATAACTGTTGGCTAAGACCGGAGATTTATTATGAGAGTTCCAAAGGTTCCAATAAGAATAAAGCTTCCGTTAATAAACCCAGTAGCGAGAGCGTTGCTGCGTGAAAGGAAAGCTAAACAGGTTATACCTGATAAAAGAAAGTATAATCGTAAACGCGATAAATATAAGGACATTACATGAAATTATTTATTGATGCCGATAGTGTTATGTTTAAAGCTGCTTGTACTCAAAGCACTAAGCATGATACTCGAGTTGTTACTCGTAAAATAATAGAAGACACGATTGCAGATACGTTTGCAGATGAAACTTACATTGCTATAAAAGGCAAAGGTAATTTTAGATATGACATATACTCTGGCTACAAGTCTTCTCGTAAAGATAAACTAGATGATAAGCTTAAAGAACGTCTTAATGATGCTCATACTTATCTAGTTAATGACTGGTCTGCTATACAGTCTGATGGTATGGAAGCTGATGATGTAGTATCTATATGGTCTTACGAAGCAAGAGAAGCTGAGCAAGACTTTGTGATTGCGCATATTGATAAAGACATAAATCAAGTGCCTGGTAATCATTACAACTACAACTCTAAACAGATTTACTTTGTTGATGATGAAGTAGCTGATATGAATTTCTGTACACAACTACTTATAGGTGACAATGGCGATGATATACCTAAAGTAAAGAGAGGTTATGGTATTAAGACAGCACAGAAAGCTCTTGCTGAAACTACATATGATAATCGTATGGATACTGTAGTAGATGTATGGCAACGACTGTATGGTAAAGGCTGGCAAAAACAGCTTAATATGGTTGGTAACTTAATTTACATGAAACGTACATGGGATCTTGAGGAGTGGAATTATGAAGATCGTTATACCAGGAAAGCCAATGTCGGCAAACAGAATGGAAGGGATACGAGCGATACGAACGAAGGACGGAAGGAACTTCACGCAGACGTACCCGACCAAAGAGTACAAGGAGTTTCTTGAACGATTTAAAGAAGCTACTGAAGAACAAAGTTGGCAGTTCGAAAGGGCTGCCGACATTAAAATAGTATTCAACGCTTTCTTTAGTAACAGAGCGTCAGACCTAGACAACATACTTAAACCGTCTTTAGATGCTTTACAAAAAGTATTTGAGTGGAATGATCGGTACTGTTATGAAATAGAAGCACATAAACACCTCGTAAAAAGAGGCGAGGAGAAACTGGAGATTAACATTGAACAAATCTGTAGACAATAAGCGCTATTCTTGCGAAGATTGTGGAAGCTCTGATGGTGTAATGCTAGATGATAGCGACGGCCATACGTATTGCTTCGCATGTGGGACGTATCATAATGAAGATACAAAAGTATATACTAAGATTAAAGGAGTAACGAGTAATGAACAACCCAATGCCTATACAAATAATAATGGACAACCTGACATCACCGATATTGATAAGTATCCTAGTCTTGGTATTGCTAGCAGAAATATTTCGTCGCATGTGACGCAATACTTCGAAGTAAAAACCCATCAATACGATGATAAACCAGCACACTTCTACCCATATGGAGATGATTGCTACAAAGTACGCATACTACCTAAAGAGTTTAGGATGCTTGGCAAAGCTAAAAAGCTTTTTGGCCAAGATAAATTTAATGGTGGTAGGATGCTAGTAATTACTGAAGGCGAACTAGATGCACTAGCGGTAGCTCAAGCTTGTTTAGACTTTAACAAGAGAATATACCCTGTTGTATCTATACCTTCTGCTAATCAGCTGCAAATACTATTACAACAACGTGAATGGATCAGACGATTTGATTCTGTTATAATATGGTTTGATAACGATGATGCTGGTTCAAAGGCTGTACATGAAGCTAGTAAGATCATTGGCTTTGATAAAGTTAAAATAGTTTCATCAGACCAAAAAGATGCTAGTGATTTATACATGAAGCATGGTGCAAAAGAAGTTACTAACGTAATATGGAATGCACAAAAGTATAACCCAGCTGGCATACTTAGTGGTGAAGTTATATGGGAGAAGTTTATAGAACGACAGAATACAGAGTCCATACCGTATCCGTCTTGCTTAAATGGTCTTAATGAAAAGCTAAAAGGCATACGTCAAGGTGAGATAACACTATTCACTAGTGGTACAGGCTCAGGTAAGTCTACGGTTATCAAAGAAATTATTTGGCATTTATTACGCACAAGTAAAGATGATCGTGTTGGCTTAATATCTCTTGAAGAAAGTGTAGGTGACACAGCTGAAAAGTTTATTGGTATGACTATTAATAAACGTATTGGTGATGTACCAACAACTGACGCAGAACTACGTACTGGTTTTGATTTAGTATTTAAAGACGAAAGACTTATACTACTAGACCATCAAGGTTCTGTTGATGATAGCTCTTTGATAGACAAAATAGAATACATGGCTCTTATGGGATGTAAGTATTTATTCTTAGATCATATCACTATTGCTGTGTCTGAAGGTAGCGAAGGATTATCAGGCAATGAAGCAGTAGATAAGGTTATGAGTGACTTACTTAAGATAGTAAAAAAGCATAACATATGGCTAGGTATTGTAAGCCACTTACGTAAATCAGGTGGCGGTGCATTCGAAGAAGGCAACATGGCTTCTATTGATGACATCAAAGGTAGTGGTAGTATCAAACAAATATCATTTGATATTATTGCGTTTTCAAGAAACTTAATAGCAGCTAACCCTGCTGATAGAAACAAAATTCAGTTTTCAGTTCTTAAATCTAGATACACTGGCCTAACAGGTCCAGCAGGTACTAGTAACTACAATCAAGTAACTGGTAGACTAGAGAAAGGAGATGGCTTTGAAATTATCTAAGGATGACGCGATGTACATGAACATTGCTAGAGTAGTAGCCCTTAGATCTCGTGACGAACAATTCAAGGTAGGTGCAGTAATAGCTAGGGGTAATAAGATCCTTAGCTACGGCTGGAATGGTACACCTCACGGTATGAATAACGACACAAGAGATTCTAATGGTAAAACTAAATGGGAACTAGTACATGCAGAAACAAATGCAATAACTAAGTTAGCAGCTTCAACTTCGTCTTCTGAAGATGCTACATTGTACTTAACCCATTCACCCTGTAAAGACTGCACTAAACTTATACTACAAGCAGGTATAAAGCGAATGATATATGCTGAAGTATATAAGTCTAATAAGAATGGTAAGCGAGTACCTGAGTTAGAAGCATTAAAGTTTTTATTAGATAACGGTGTGGAGGTGCATGAATGCGAAACATTGAAATAAGAGAGAATACTAATGAAGTTATTAGGTATCCTGAGGATATGTATTGTGTTTACTTCCATCAAGACCCAGACACTGATGAAGTAATTTATGTAGGTAAGGGTACATTACATAGAGCTTATCAAATTACAAACCGCAGTTATGACCATCATGTGTGGTTACTAGATAAGCTTGATACGTACAAGATACAAGATATTGTAAAGATAAAAGGCGGTCAAATGACCGACAAAGAAGCTACTATTGTAGAAGCTCATGAGATAAAGTGTTGCCTAAGAAGAGGATCTGACTTACTAAATGTAGCTCAGAATCCTTTTCGCAAAACAAGGAGAATGAATGCAGAATATAATAGATTATCTAGAGCAGAAGATACTCAGCACGCCTCAACGATGGGCAGTGAAGCTAGTACTCCAACACGAGTTACAGCCGAAACAACTGGTGTATGATGCATTAACTATACTACAATATCACTTTAGAAAAACATCTACGTCTGAGTCAGCTACGTGTAAACTTACTGCAGCTTCAGTTGCAATAGGTAAAAACGTACTACTCAGGCAAGGTGTAGAGCTAGGTTTTAGAGCCGACGTAACAGTCGGCGACCTAGTTCTAGAAGGTTTCTATGAATGTGGTTACATAAAAATATTTAGAGCTCCTACTGAAGCGCAAGTTGAGTGGGAGAAAAACCCGGTAGGTAAAAAGCCATTTAGCCGGGCACCGTACATGATTGAAACATCAGATAAGTGGTTACAAATAGGATCATTACCATCTGATGTAGTCAACGAACTAATACAAAATACCTCATTTACTAAAATTAATCGTGTCCATCATTTGTTTCAGGAGAATGGACATCCTGTTATTAAGCATTGGGGATATGATAAGGACCAAGATTTCAAGGATCTGTTAGATCAACCATTTGTTAATGCAATAAACAAGCTGCAACAAACAGCATGGACTATTGATAACGACATCTTGGAAGCAGTAATAAAGAACAAACGTAAGTTTGTAACTGAAAACCTAAAGGTATCAGATGAGACCGGTAAGAACTACCGTTACTGCATTTTTGGTAACAACGATGAGTTACAAGGTAAAGACTTATACTGGAATAATACCGTCTTTAAACCAGAGTTAGGCAATAAGTCTTTGGAAAAGAAATATTACAGCGAGTTACGACGTTTAACTAACAAGCTACGTAATAAGCCTAACAAAAAGCTATTGGAAAAAGCTCAGGCTAAGTATGATGAAGCTGCTACTCACTGGAATGCTAAGTTAGTATTACTTAAAAACCGTAGTAAGTTTGATGCATACAACATGACTATACAGAAAGCCGAAGCATTGAAGGATAAAATCTTCTTTCAGTATGTAGATGCCGACTACCGTGGCAGACTATACTACCGTGAATCGTATCTAAACTATCAAGGTAAGGATATGGAACGTGGTCTACTCAAATTTGCTAACGCAAAACCGATGACTGAAGAAGGTTTATATTACTTTGCTGTACATACAGCGTGTACATACAACCAATCCTATACTATCGATAACATACCTGACTGGTGTGAAGCTGATTACAAGTCACATCTTGAAGATGAAGGACTTACAGACATCTCAGTCGACAAAATGACTATCGATGATAGGGTAAAATGGGTAATTCATAATGAAGATTTCATTAGAAATACCTGGAATAACCGTACTATACACGATATAGCAGAGAAAGGCGTAAGTTTTCTTGCTTGTTGTAAAGCTTGGTGTGGTTTATGGGATCAGAAAGAGGAAAATGGTGTGTATTACTCAAGCCTACCTATTCCTATTGATGGTTCTAATAATGGTTGGCAACACCTTGCTGCTATATCTAAGGATAAAAAGGCAGGTGAGCTAGTAGGTTTAGTAAAAACTGATATACCTAAAGACTTTTATGTGCAAACAGCTAAAGCATTGATATCTCGTGTGCCTGACTGGTTCGCGCAGAGAGACATGCCTATGAAACACATAAGGAAAGGTATATCGAAGCGTGGAGCGATGACTAGAGCGTACTCTGCGGGCCACTTAGCCATAGCTTTGAACATGTATGCTGACTGTTATGCTGAAGGATTCCATAGTAAGTACAATATTACTATGAGCGACTGTACCGACTTATCGTATAACTTAATAAAAGCTATAGATGAGGTGTGTCCAGGTCCGCTTGAGACTATGAGTTACCTACAGACAATAGCAAACCACATA